TTGATATTGCAATTGAGCCAGTTAAAGCAATTGAATTCATCTACATTCCAGTACGCTTGAAAAATACAGGTGGCATTGCAGCAGGTGTTTAATTAAGTATGTATATAATGGGAGAGGTAACTCTCCCAGTTATAGACTAAAAAATAGCTAAATATATAAAAGGAATACTAAGATGGCAACATCATCATTAAGCAAGTTTACCGTACCGCTAAGTACAAACCAAAGCGCCAGCGCACAGGGTTTGTTAATGCCTAAATTAAAGTTCCGCTTTCGCGTAACATTTGAAAACTTTGGTGTTAGTCAACCAAGTACTGAGTTAACTAAACAAGTTATAGATTTTAAACGTCCTACATTAGAATTTGAAGAAATTTTAATTCCAGTGTACAACAGTAAAGTCTATCTAGCAGGCAAACCAACGTGGACCGCAGTAACCTGCAACCTACGTGATGATGCGTCTGGTGAAGTTAGCAAACGTGTTGGTGAACAACTACAAAAACAATTTGACTTTATGGAACAAGCTAGTGCTGCTAGTGGTATTGACTATAAATTTGTCACACGTTGGGAAGCCTTAGACGGCGGCAACGGCGCAAGTGAGCCAACAATTCTTGAATCATGGGAATTGTATGGTTGCTACTTGTCGAGTGCAGACTATGGTGATTCTAACTACGGCACAAATGATCCAATGACAATTGGCTTAACAATCCGTTACGATAATGCTATCCAAACTCCAGTTGGTACAGGTGTTGGTAGTGTTGTAGCAAGAACATTAGGTAGCACAATTACTGGTTAATACCCGTAAATGAAACAACTTAAAAGCTCGGTTATTACCGGGCTTTTTTTTGGCGATAAATAATATAAATGGATAGCAAAAATGGCATCTGGATTCTTTAACCAATTATTAACACAATTAGGCACAGGCGATAATATCAAAGACTGGCAACATGCCTCTAAGACTTTTGTTGACGGCTTATATAGACTTAGTCCTAAAATTGGAACGATGTTCCATGTGTTTATTGATATTAACCCAAATATAAAACCTGGTGATAATACTGAAATTGGCATGATGGCAAAAACAGTTACCTTGCCCAAATTTACAGTGCAAAATAAAATATTAAACGCATACAATAGAAAAATGATCCACCAAGAAAGAATTAACTATGATCCAGTTAGTCTTACGTTCCACGATGATAGTTCTAACGTAGTACGTGATTTTTGGCAGGGCTATTATCAATACTATTATAGAGATTGGGAACAGCAAGAACAGATATATAAACAAGAATCTAAATATAAAAAACGCACTTCACAAAATTGGGGATTTAGCCCATTGGCTAACGGGACCGACGCACCTAATTATATTACCGCTATTCGAATTTATAGTCTACATCAAAAATCGTTTAGTAGCTATATTTTAATAAATCCAACAATACAAAGTTTTGCCCATGGTCAACATACAGCTGGTGATTACAGTCCCATCGAACATAGTATGACAGTGGCATACGAAGCAATACATTATGAAGCCGGCCCTGTTGCCAGTGGCAAAGTACAAGGGTTTGCGCAACTTCATTATGATAAAACAGCCAGCCCATTAACAAGTTTAGGTGGCGGTACAAACAGCTTACTTGGACAAGGCGGCATAGTCCAAGGTGCAGGTGATGTAATAACTAACTTAGCCTCTGGCAACTTTGGCGCCGCTGCGTTGGGTGCATTGCGCACGGGTAGAAATGTTAAGAACACAGATATTAAATCAGCAGCCACTGCTGAACTAAAACAAGATGCAATGAATATATTGCGTGGACAAAATACACAGAGTACAGTATTTGTACCAACTATATCAAGTATATCTACAGGATTATCTAAAGCAACTACTTCTATACCGGGATTAGTTGGAGTCAGAAGATCCTCGGGAAACATGAATTAAAGGAAATAACATGACAACAACCGGAAATTTACCATCAAACATTAATACAAATAGTACAACCGCCTATTTTAATAATTTTTTTAAACCTGATTATACAATTAGTCAAAATGTTGATGATACTATTGTCGGATACTTTCAAACTGTGACAGGTAATAAAGAAAGCGGTACAGCATTGTCGGCCGCAGTAATATACACAGCCCAAACTCAGGGTATTGACCCGATAACGATACTTGATGAATTTCGTAAATTAAATAAAAATGAACTTAATGCATACCTAACAATGTTTCTTAATTTAAATAGAGTCGGCACTAGTCTATTAGGACTTAGTAACAGTCCACAACCAAACAAATACATAGCACGATCTATCCTTGCATAATGGCAAAATACGCAAACGGCAAATATCAAATAATCAACACTGAGAAATATATCGGTAAACGTCTGCCAACATATAGATCAAGTTGGGAATATACTTTTTGTGCATTTGCGGACAACAACCCATCTGTAATTAACTGGGCAAGTGAAGCAATTACTATTCCGTACCGCAACCCAGTAACTGGCAAGAACACAGTATACATTCCGGATTTTCTTGTGGTCTACTTAGATGTAAACCAACAACGTCATACCGAACTTATCGAAATCAAGCCAAGCACACAAACAACAATGGAGGCGGCCAAAAGCTATCAAGACAAATTGTCTGTAGCAGTGAATATGGCTAAGTGGGCCATGGCAGATCAGTGGGCGAAGGCACATGGCATGCGCTTTAGAGTAATTACAGAGTTTGATTTGTACCGCAACGTAAAGAGATAACTAAATTGACTTATTACTTGAAATATACTATACTAATTATATGCCATTTATTATAAACAAATATACTAACTGTTATTTTAGCATTATTGCTACTGCTAAGTCAAGAATTTTATCATCAACGGTATACACAGAAAAACATCATATCATTCCTAAATCTCTAGGTGGAAGCAATTTATCTGATAATTTAGTAAGACTTACGGCTCGTGAACATTTTATCTGTCATTTATTATTGCCTAAGATGACATCTGGTCTAGCAAAACGAGGCATGGCGTATGCTTCTTGGCAAATGACATTTGCCGATAATAGAGATAGATATAAGCCAACTGCGAGAATTTATGAATTAATAAAAACACAATTATCCGTTGCATATACAGGCATTCCTAAAACCTCACTACATTGGTTAGGAAAAACACATAGCGTAGAAACTAAATTAAAACAATCAAAAATAAAACAAGGCAAAAATAATCCAATGTACGGGCGTAAACAATCAGCTGATGCTATGTTAAGTAGTAGTCTAAAGCAATTAGGGATTCCTAAGCCAAAGTTTATTTGCGAACATTGTAATAAAATAATCGGAGGCAAATCAAATTATTTAAGATATCATGGGGCACAATGTAAACTAAATACTACACTATGACATCTAAATTATCTGAACTTTTTAATCTACCCGATATTCCAACAACTAATCAAGAAATTGTCGATCAAATCGAGGAGAATACAGCCCGTCTAATAGAAGTAGATCTTGCAATTGATAAAATCGATGCTGCACTTCCTTTTGTTAATGACTTAGATACAACCGATAACGAGCTCGATGAACTAAGTGCTATGGCAACTGAGAATTTTAAAGATTTGATGTCGCTTGGTATGAACGTAGAAGCACGTTTTAGCGGAACAATACTGCAAACAGCGGGCACACTGCTAGGACATGCCATTACAGCTAAACAGGCTAAAATTGACCGTAAGATACGTACAATTGACCTACAACTTAAAAAGATGCGGTTAGATCAACAAGCGGCCAAAGATGCCAGCAAGACAGACGGTGACAAATTGCTCGATGCAGTAGATGGTAGCGGTGGCGTAGTTCTTGATAGAAATGCACTGTTAGCACAGATACTAGGTAAAAGCAAGCCAGATTAAAACAGCAATTTTGAATAAATAACTGTAAGGATATATAAAACTATGAAGAATTTTCTGCAACATTTAACTGATAGTCAAAAGACCTATGAGTTCCGTATTAAAATTGCCAACATTGATCCAGCGGACAAATTAGCAGCATTAGAAACGGCACTTGATGCTTATGGCTTACAAAGTCTTAGTAAAGCTAAACGTCTACCAATTAAATCAAATGATATAGATTTTCCAAGTATGGTAAATTGTCAAATTTATCTAATGGATGTTGTGCTTACATATCCGGTAAACGATTCACAGCTACTTGCTATTGTTAGTCAACGTGCCGGTATCTCTCAAAGTAATATTGTTGTAACATCACCAAGTCATCCAGAAGAACAACGTCGTTGGGATTTAGAAGGCAA